ATTAAAACTGAAACTGATTTGAATAATTTCAAAGAAGATATCAAAGAAAAACTCGCTTACAATGAGCAATGGCGCATAGATAATCCAGCTTACCTTGATTTGTTAGCGCAAGAAGACTTCGATGTTCTTAGGGCTATTAGAACAACTAAAGAAAAATATGTTCGAAGGGCTCTTGATAAATCAGATAACATCGGATCAGCCGCCAAACTATTAGGGTTGAAAAATTATCAGACTCTGCAAAACTGGATGAAAGATTTGGAGATTAGTAAAGATGGATGATGATGGATTTAACACAATTCATGTGTTCCCGAAGCCCGATCACTACCCCGAAAAAAGAGAGTTCCTGGTGGAGATAGAAGGCGTTGTTAGAAAGACTTATCCTATTAAGGCTGAGAGCTCTGCAAAAGCTAGTCAGTTGGCTAAGAGCGAGTTCATCATTGAGTTCGGTGGTGACAGGGATAAGATCTTGATTAACGATGTGTGGAAAAACAAATGATCGAATACTTCACGGCACTTGTTATTGCATACACTTTGCATGGTCATGACATCGAAACAGCCGTATGGTTTGAGAGCGAGAAGCATTGTTCGAGAGCTATGGAAAACAGAAGTGCAGATTTCATGTATGATTATCTGTATGACCTGTATGGCAATGACATTTCGATGGGTTGCTACACAACAGATAAAATGTCAAAATTAGTTAGGCCGAGAGTTCGGCCTAACTAACCTGTGTATTTGTCAACCTCTTATTTTTTGTTAGCCAACGTATACAATTTTAACGCTATTACAGCTAAAAATGTCATCATGACCTTACCTATTATTTGACCTTCAATAAACGCTAATGAACCGAATGCAATCCAAAGAAATAATGCGCTGTCAATTACAGAACCTACAACCCCAGAAACAGCCACAGCTATTAATTTACTTTTCTCTCTAAGCTTTGAATAAACGCCAAAGTCAGAAAATTCAGAAACAGCAAACGCAACTAAACTTGCAATAGCAATAAAAGGATCAGCTAGAATATAAGACAACGCCGCACCTATCAATATAGCAATCAACGCCCATTTAGCTCCCAATGTTTCATGCACTGCATCACGCAATACCAACGCTAAACCAATCATTAAAACTCCGCTTGGAGCTGTAACGCCTGGAAACACAGGTATTACGCATGGCCCTTGTGGAACGCAAAAAGTTCCTACATTTCCAATCATCCAATTAGCTATAGGTATTGTTGCAATATAGCCTGTAAGTGAAATCCATTTAATCATATCATCATCTCCTCTTGATGTGGACGCACATGCCAAAACATTGGGCATTGTATTGCGTCAATTCTTCTTGCCATTCTTTCTGGGCAATGGTTACTATCTTTAAAATTTCTGGCTACATTAACACTATCAGCTGATGCAAAAGGCCACCTATCACCAGACAATGCTAGCCCTCTTAACATGTGTATCCAAGGTATACTACCTCGATTAGCAATAGCATTAAATGCTTCGTCACACCTGCGCTCCCACTGTTCAGAACCTACTTGCCAATAAGTGCCACTACTCCCAAAGCAAACTTTTGCAAAACCTAAATCAATTAAATTTAATAAATGATCTATAGGTTCTGACATGTGCCACACAACAGCAGCGCAATCTTTTCTATGAGGCCATTCGTAAATTAATTTTAAATTATCATTAATATCACCATCAATAACATCAGGAACAACAGCCCAGTTAGGGTGTCCTATTCTTGGCTCTAACCATTTATAGTAACTATTCCAATCTGTCTCTTTATCTTTAGTGTAAAGAGAAAAAGCACCATTGTCCCACATGACAGATTGACCATGAGTTAAGCACCAATCAGCATCGTCTGGTCTTGCAAATGATACGCAAAAATTTTTACCTGCAAGTTTTAACAGTTCTCTTCTTGGAGTAAGGGGTGTTCCGTGATAATGTAACATTTTAACCTGTGCATTCTCCGTTATCAGCTTGACATAAATATGCTTCATCATCAAAGATCCAGTCTCCTTGGCGTTGAACAAAATTACCTATTTCTTTGTATTTTCTACTGTCATGAAACTGTGCATTTCTGCCAATTTGTTTTGATTTCCAATCTTCTATATCTGACCACCACTGCATTCTGTCAGGATATAGACGAAACATAGCCGCCAAAGTTGCTTCTGATTTAAGAAAACATCCATCACAATTTCCGCTACCGTCTATAATTTTTAAATCAAACGACTGTGACTTCCAAAAAGACATAACAGTTTTTTTTGTTGCTAAAGCATCATTTAATGGAAACCAGTTTTCCCATCTTTTTTCTTTAGATTTTTTTACCCTGTGTTTTTCATCAGCCCTTATACCCACAGTGTTAAACCAAGACTTCCACCCTATGCTCACTAAATATCTTTTAATCGTAAGAACTTTTAGTTCTTGAGTGCAGAATCTTCTAAATACGTTTGGAAGTATTTTAGGTTGTTGTAACGCTTCTTTAAATGGTTCGCCGTTACGACTAGCGGCATTGTGATTGACCGTTATAAATTTAGGCATTTCTTTTCTATATTCCAACCAAGTAATTGGCACGTTCCAATGTTCACTGCATTGGTGTACGAAATCTAATGTTTCTGGCATTTCACGACCAGTATTCGCAAAAACAACTTTACATCTATCCGGCAAATCTCCGTTGGCTTGTAATATTTGATGCAACATATAGCCGGAAGTCCTTCCACCGCTAAAGGATATAACGACATTACCGTCTGGAAGATTGTAAAAATTATTCATATTTATCTCGGCAGCTTATATTTTTTTATAATATTCCGAACAAATGTTTCGGTTGAAAACATAAACTCTGCAATTTTTGGTATTTCCATTTTTCTATTTAAAAAACTATTAATCATTTTTGCATTTTTAGATGAAAGAGGAGGTAAATTTTCTTTTTTATTTTTTTTATCTTCCTCTTTTTCAGACCAAATTTTAACTTTAATTTGTCCTCGAAGGTGAGGTTTTTCTGATACATCTATTCTGTTTTGAGCGCACCAGGCTTTACTATATAGATCTTCATATCTTATTCGATCTTCTTCACTTTCGTATATTTTGCCTTTTGTTTGAGCTTTCATCATTCAACTCCATGAATTATATTTTGTTCTTCATGATACAAATCACCACCTACAACCCCGATAAATTGTTTTTTACCTTTGTCTGATCTTCTATAAGCACCTAACCTGCCATCTTGTAATAAAGCTGTAACAGTGTTTTTAATTGTAGTTCTTCCATCATCTCTTAAATTAATAGCATTAATATCTGTAGATGGTGCGTTTTGAATCGATGCCCAAACACCATCAATATTACCATCTTTTGTCATATAATTACCCGATTGTTCCTGAAGACTGATAAAACTAAATACATATTCGAGTCTATTTCTAACGACTTCAGAACCAATAATACTTCTAATATCTTCACTTCTATCTTCTAGCAGCCCGTTGTTTGAGTTACGAATAAAGTGTCTTATGTCCCGATTAGCAACGCCATTTGATTTAACCACGGCTCCATCAAACACAGCGTTCCTTGTATAAGTAACGCCAAGGTTTTTACATCGTGTCCTGGCTACACCCTCATCGACTTGCCAAACAGCGAAAGCTGACCTGACTCCATCAACAATAGCTGACGTACCTCGAATAAGATTACGAGCTTCTTCTGGGGTTGTGACCGGATCTTTATCTCTAATCTTAGCCATATGGTGGTTAACCATAATCGTAGCCCCTGTTTCTGTAGCCATTTGAGCTAACAGACCCATGAACGCCGCGCCAGCCGCTGGATCTGCGTTTACATCTGCGTGTACAAATGAAGCCATAGGATCAATAACAACCAAAGCTAAGTCATCAATATCAAGCATCTCTTCATAAATCTTTTCAAACTCTGGTGATGTAACGTAAGTATTATCCGCTTTCATCATGATCGGAAACACGCCACCTTCGTTTGGTAAAGGCACAATTAACAAGTCATGCTTGTAGTTTGAACGATTGTTCATAGCATCGAGTCGGCTAACTCTACGATGTAATTCATCTCTATCGTCTTCAGCCGATAAGATAATAGCTGATCCATGATGAGCAACTAATCCACCAAAAGATCTCTGCATAGCTTGACCAGATGCGACTTTCATAGCCAAGTCTAATGTCATCATACCTTTACCGCTATCTCCTGCAGCGGCAAAAACACATGGTATTCCTAGCGGTATGGTATCTCCAATTAGAAACTTTTGTTCAGGTGGAGATCCAGAGAATTGTTCTGCAATTAATAGACTTCTATTCTTGAGCGATAGTGCTTTCTTTACTTTATGATTTGGTGCGTTGAGAAACTTAGATATATCAAATGCCTCTTCAATCGCATCAGCCGCATCCCACTTTTTAGGTTTACCCTGTGGTGGCGTAAGCATTGTGACTGACTTCGCCCCTGCGTTGACACCAAGCTCTTGTATAATCCTTGCTAGTTTTTGCCCTGCTTCATCATTGTCAGGCCATATGATAAGTTCTTTACCGTGCAGTGGAGAGAAATCGAACTTATCTTTGGTGCGCTGAGACAGCATTCCTGCGCCCCCAATAGTACAAGTTGCCGTGTGTCCTAGTTTGATTAGTTCATCGGCACACTTCTCTCCTTCAACCCATATGACTCGATCAGCTTCTTTGATTTGCGGTAGGTTATAAAGGGGTCTTGTTTCTGGTAATCGAGGAAACTGACGAAATTCTTTCTTTGCACTGCCATCACTATCTTTAACAATCTCTCCAGTTTGATCTCTTTCTATATATTTTCTGACAGCAACAATAACTTCACCGTCTTCTGATAAATATAAATACTCAGCATCATATGGTGTTGAGTGATCAATAATTCGTTTTGTTTTGATTTGTTGGGTCTGTGGCTCTTCTTGTTTTGGCTTTATTGGATTCATGGGTGGTTCTGTTTGTGGCTTTTCCAACCAGGTAGAGAAGTGATCTGCTACATCTTTTATTTTCCAATTGTATGCCGCCATCAGGATTTTAGTTATTCCCCCAATGCCATCGCCTGTATTAAAGTCCATACCGCGCATAAAATCTGGGCTCGATGGATCTATATTTATTTTTAAAGACTGACCGGGCTCTCCGTTTAAAGATCCCAGATAAAATTCATTACGAACAACTTTTCCGTTTGGATAAGCGTTTTTAAGAGACTCTACTTGCACATAAGACGGAACTCTATCCGTTATATCTGCGACTAAATCTCTCTGTCCATTACCATATCTTGTATTGCCAATTACCCTTAATGACATTATATTGTCCTTATATACCTATTTACCTCTTCGGGGGGTAGATCATAGTCCTTTTGCCTACCCCCTGATTTTTTAATTATTCCAACAAGTCTCCCTAAACTCGCAAAACTTACAAAGATAAAAATCTTTTGTTTGAGCTATGCGAGGTAGAATGTCACCTGCCTTTGCCGCAGTCAAGATATTTACAGCCTTGTCACTTGCGGCCTGTGCTAACTCTCGATTAAACGGCACCAACTCGTAATAAATTTCAGAATTATTTTTATTTACCACAGTAAAGAGCGCAGGGTGTTCTGTGAGTTCCATGTACGCTTGATATAAAGCGATCTGAGTAGCGTAAACAGGATTTGCCTTGGCTACCCCCATGCGCTGAAAACCTTTCCATTTCTGATCGTTTGCTGACTT